GGAACGCCGCGCCGTCCGGCACCTCTTCGGTATCGCCGGCCTCGTACTGGCTGAACGGGCGAATGCACCTGACCTGCACGGTCATGCTCCTGTCGTTACGAGTCGGACCCTGTAGACGACCGTGAACGTGCACAGCACCGCGACGCCGCCCGCAAGCTGCCGCGTCTCCCACCGGCCGACGTCCGTCCCCGACCACATCGCGAGGCGGCCCATCGTCGCGTCGCCCGGCCCGGTGCTGCCGTCACCGCGCAGCAGCGTCTCCACCCCGGCGACGATCGCCGCCGCGCCGTCCCGGTGCACCTTCACCGACGGGTCGCCCGACCAGTGCTGCGCCGAGCAGGTGATCACGCCGTCCTCGTCCTTCGTCCGCGCGTGATCGAGCAGCGCCCACGACTGGGTGGCGTCCGCGAACACCGCGTCCGGGTTCGGGGCGTCGCACCCGATCCACAGCACCTGGTTCAGGCTCTGTGTTTTCACGGGCGGCTGCGGGCCGTCGAACACGAACACCTGCGGGGTGGCGGCGCCGAGCAGCGGCGAGTTCTGTGCCGCGGCCACCAGGTAGTCGATGACGGCGGGAACGGCCGACGTGGTGGTCATGCGAACGCCGCCCTCGACGCCGCGCCGGACGCCGTATTGAACAGCTCCAGCGCGCGGTTCGGGATCGCGAAGCTGAACCCCGGCACCACCGTGACCGACTCACCCGACGCCACGTCCTGCGCGCCGACGCCGCCGCGCTTCACCATGAACAGGTGCTCAAGGATGATCTTGCAGCCCTGGTAAATCCCGGACGGGATCACCTTCCGGCCCGCGTAGTAGGTCACCTTGAACTGCGCGTACGGGTCACCGGAGTAGAAGAACGGCAGCCCCGCGCTGTGCCGCACCAGCCCAGTGTCCGGGTCGGTGAGCAGCTGGGAAAGGTCGTACATGAAGCCGTAGGACAGCAGCGGGGTGATACTCACGATGCCGTTGGTCGTGCTGCCGTCGCGGCGGTTCGACGGGTCGAGCGTGGTGCCGAGGTCCGTCCGCACCGGGGAGAAGCTGAGGGTCAGCACAGTGCCCTGCGCCCGCACGACCTCAGTCACCTGCCGGGTCACCGACGGCCCGCAGATGTAGTCGGCGACCTCGGTCGCCGCCGCGTTGTACCCCTGCAGCAGCAGGTCATCGGCGGTCGTGCCCTGCAGCTGCAGGATCTCCTTCGCCTCCAGCAGCGACACGATCGTCGGGTCAGCCGAGGACTGCACCTCGAAGCTGTCGCAGAACGCGTCCGCCTTCCCGCTCGCGGTCGCCGTCCACGCCACCAGGTGATGACCGGCCAGCGTCGTCACGAACGACGCGGTGTAAACGCCGGAGCCGACGTGAGTAATCGCCGGCGATGACGTGCTGGCGTCCGGCGCGGTCACTACCAGGGTCGGCGACGTCGCCTCGAACGGGACGCCGGACGTGTCAGTGGACGTCCAGGCGAGGGGCACCGCCGCGCCCTGGTACCACGGTGACGTAGCCGGCATTGCCCCTCACCTCCCTTCGCGTTCCGGTCCGGGCAGTCAGGCCGCGGCAGGCTCAGGCGCCTGCTGCTCCGCCTGCTCTGCCGCCTGCTGCGCGCCGGTTACCTTCGCCGCGCCGAGCGCCGCGTCCAGGTCACCGATCAGGGTGGCCAGCGTCGCCAGCACCGTCGGGGCCTCCGGCAGGTGCACCGCCGCGGACAGCGCCGCCACCGCCGGGTTGGACGCCGCGTGCTGCGCCCAGACCTGAAGGCCGGGGAGATCCTGCTCGAGCTTGTTCCTCGCGTCGGCCGCCACCGCCTCGAGGTGCTGGCGGATGTTCTCCACTGCCGCAACGATGTCGATCACGTCCTGCTCCTAGCTGGCCGCCTCGCGGCCGTCTTCTCGGTTGCCGGGTTCTGCGCGTTCCCGGCCGACAGCCGGGCGATGCGCTGCTCCAGCTGTGCCGCGTAGGCGTCCGCGTGCACGTCCCGGGCCGCGGCGAGCTCACGCTGCAGCAGCCCCAGGACGTGCGCGCGGTCTGCCATCAGGTGCGGCTCAGCGCGATGTACGGGACGCCGCCGGTCAGCGCCGTGAACCCGGACAGGTTCGCCGGGGCGGTCGCCGTCGCGGCCAGCGCCGCGCTGAACGCCATCGGCTGCTGCCCCGTGACCAGGACGCCGCCCGCCACGCTGGAGCCGGTCATGCCGTCCAGCGCGCCGCCCGCGCCTGATGAGCTGTTGTACAGCGCCACGCCCAGCACCAGCGGGCCGTCAGTGCCGGTGCTGCCGGGTGCCGCGCCCACCGTGTAGCCCGTCGCCAGCGTGAACTTCTGCAGCGCGCCGGAGCCGTGGAAGCCGGAGGTGTCGTCCGCCGACTGGGCAATCAGCGTCGAGGTGGTCAGCAGCCCCGTGTAGATCGCCGCCCAGCCGTGGCTCGCGGTCGCCGCGGTGGCCGTCTTCACCCCGATCGAGATGAAGTTGATCACGTCGCCCTGCTGCACGACCACCGGGTAAACGCACACCGCGTTGACGGTGGGCGTCACGCCCGTGCTCAGGATGTCCCTGCGGCTGATCGTCGTGCGGTACGGCTGCGACGGCTTGCCGTCCAGCAGCCACTCCTCGTAGGTGTCCGGGTACCGCCCGGAGGTCAGGTCGCTCATCAGAAGCCCACCAATCCGCCGCTGGAGCCGGTCGACAGCGCGCCGGCCGCGGTCGTGCCGCTGTTGACGTTGCCGTAGGAGATGATCCGCGAGTTGGCGTCCTGGTAGCGGTTCGGCATGAACGCCAGGTAGCTGTACACCTGGAACCGGACCTGCAGGGTGCCCGACAGCACTTCCTGCAGGGCGCGGGTCCTGATCTCGCCCTCGAAGAGCAGCAGGTCATCGAACACGCCCGCGATCACCGGCGTGAACGTGTCACCCGAGCCGGAGCCGTCCGTCGGGGCCACGTGCCCCGCCGAGACAGTCGACATCGACGGGTTCGTGGTCGCCCCGCCGAACGTCAGCGGGATGTTGTTGTCGATGTACCAGGTGCGGCCCAGGATCGTGCCGACCGGGCCCTCGTCCGGCGAGGACGGGTCGAAGTCGCCCGTCGCCGCGGCGTTCCACGGCCCCTGGTTGGACGGCGGCACCAGCGGGCGCTTGTTGCCGTCCGTCGCTGTCGCGAACGAGTTCCACACGGCCTCGTTGGACACGATCGCCTTAGCCCGGATGAACCTGTTGCGGCCGATCTGGGAGAACAGCTGCCCGACGCCCGAGTAGAAGTCAGCCCGGGTGGACGAGCCCACCCACTGGTTGGACGTGTCGGTCACGCCGTTGACGATGATGCCCGGCGTAGAGCCGCCGGTGATCGTGCCCTGCGGGTACAGGCCGGTGATCTGCCCCGACGAGCCGGACCCCAGCATCACCAGGCCGTCGACCTGCATCGCGTGGTCCTGCATCAGGTCCTTGGTGACCACCGTGTCGAACGCGATCGGCGACTGGTCGAGCAGCTGGATACCCAGGTCTTCCTGGCCGGCCACGGTGCGGACGAGCGCGTTGACGTAACTGTCCGTCATGTCGCGGCCCGGCACAGGTCCGCCGTCGGCCGCCTGCGGCCCGGTAGCGGTGCCCTTGGTGATGATCGGCAGGTTGATGCTGTCGGTGCCGCCGGGCAGCGGGATCGAGTGGCACAGGTTCGCCAGCGTGCGGCCTGCGCGCAGGTAGCCGACGTACTGGTCGATCAGCCAGAGCGGCGGGACGAAGTAGCCGCCGGTGCCGTCGGTGCGGTTGAGCGCCCGCTGCTCGAACACCTGCATGCCCGCGCCGTAAAAGCGCTCAAGGGCCAGTTCCTCGCGGCGTGAGCCCGCGTGCAGCCGCTCGACCCGCTCGGCCGCCTGCCGCGCCCGGCGTTCCTGCCGCCTGGGCAGCTCGACGCGGAGCTCGGCCGCATGCCGGTTAAGCCGCTCACGCGACTTGTCGAGGCCGCCGCCGCCGTCACCGGTGCCGAACGCGTCCCGGGCGAGGTCCGCCCAGTAGCTGTCCCGGGCGTGCTGCCCGTAGGTCATCGGCTCGCTGGTCACGGTGACAGCCGCGGTGGCACCGGAGCCGCCGTTATCAACCACGGTGGTCGTGCCGTCAGCACGGGCCACGCGGGCGCGCTCCTCGCGCTGCGCCTGCTCGGCGAGGTCGTCCAGGCGCTCGTTCAGCGACCGGATCTCCTTACGGGAATCCTGGTAGCGGGTTTCCTCGTCGGCGGTCAGGTCGCGCCCGGCGCTGTTGTTGGCCGCCGCGGCGGCGGAGAGAAGCTCACGGTTGGCCGCGATAAGCGACGCGCGGCGCGTCTCAAGCTGGCCGGTCAGGTCATTGGTCGGGTCGCCGCCGGCAATCAGCCGGATCGGGACGCCGTTCTTGCGGTAACCGATGATCGCGCCTGGCACGGACGGCAGTT